GCCGCTACGTCAACCAACCTGCCCCAAAAATTTATCCTGCGCACAAGTTTTTCAAACAACATTGTGCGCACAAAGTTTCTAGCTAAACTTGTTGACGGGGAGGGCTAGACTATTCCAAGCAAGCCCATGAGCTCTTGCCATGCGGCCTTAGTCATTGGCGAGTCAAAGAACATCATGCCATACCTATACAGGTCTGCCCATGATCTCAACATTGGCTCTGTACGTTTGAGCAACACAACGTTAGGTCTCATGTCCGCTCGCATAAGCGCAAAGCACGGCACATCCTTTGGCACACCATCGGTCACGTATGCGTTTCCGCTTGCCATGTCTCGCCAGATGCCGTAATCCTTTCCTAGGTAGCTAAGCCCTATCCTACATTTTGCCGTGGGCGGCTTCGTGGCGATGAACTCTGGCGTGTCATTTATGAATTTGTTATCTATCGCGAACTGCTCATACGTGCTGCCTTTGATGAGCGCCGCAAAGCGTGACTGTTTCGCGTGCTCGGCAAAGCGTGCGTTGCCGCCGTATTCCAGACACACAAGCCCGTCTTGGTAGCGGCTGAATCCCTCAGGTGGCTTGCCTATCTGCCATGTCATGAAATAGGGATTAACGAGATCTCCGGCATTTGCGGTCATGTACACACGCACCACATCACGCATTCTGTCAATGGTGTTGAGCACGGAGTAGAGCGTGCCTACCTCATCCGTTAGATAGCGGTCTACTGTCCTGTTCCTGGCTTCTCTGATGAACTCATCAAATAGAATGTAGCGGACATCATCGTAGCTTGTACCCTTGTATTGCATATTGGAAGTCAAGGCCATGAGATAGCCCATTGTCTGCCATTTGTTCTTCGTCTTCTCTTCCTCGGGCACCTTGCGCCTGATCTGGATGAGGTCACCTTTAACACGCATCTCATGTTCGGGGAATTCGGAACTGATATCGCTTAGCAGCTTTGCGCCGCCGTCCTTGCGGAACTCGTCTAGCTGGTTGGCGTGCCTGCGCAAATACACCCATTGTTCACCGTGCTCTAGGTATCTGTCGATAAACAGACCCTTGCCCCAATAGGTCTTGCCCATCGAGCGCCCGCCAACCACCATCGAGATTAGCGCGTTGCGGCCCCATAGCTTCGAACCGTCATAGTAGATGCTATCCGCTGTCGGCTGCTTGCGCTTTCTCCACTTGCCCATGATGACTAGTCCTCGTCGAAGATGCGGACTACCCAAAGCTCTACCACGATTGAGCGCGTGCGTCCTTGGAGGTAATGCTCACAGTCGTTGCTTACCAGGTGAGGGCAAGGAGGGGAGCCGGCACCCCAAACCACATTGTTGCCGAAATACCAATCGACATGATCGGCGCTGTGGTTGCCCTCGTAATCCATGAGGATGAGGTCACCGGGCCTCATGTCCTCGATGGGAACTCGGATATCGTTGTAACCGGTCGTGTTGTAGATGAGGGTGCCTTGCTTTTGTAGGGTCGGGCAATAGTTGCCCAACCAGCTTGCCATTGCCGGGTCATGCTTCTTGACAGCTGCCCATACGCAAGCGGCGCAGTTGCTTACGCCCGTGTTCTCGGGATCCAACGCTCGCGGTGAGAGCTCGTATCCGAACCCGCCAGCGTTGGCCCAATCTATCCACGTCTGTTTGCATTGCTCAAAGAGCGTGGAGCTTCCGCCCGTCTGCCCAGTTTCGGTGTTAGGCATGGTTACTTGAGTCTCGTTTGTGAATGGGATCCATATTTGACCGTTGGTCTTTACGCACAACATGCCGTTCGGGTAGTCCTCACTGTAGATTAGAAGGTTATCACCTGTCTGTTGTACGTACTGAATGCCTGTGACTTGTTGCGACATGTTGCCGCCTTGTGGAGTCGGCGATAGCCCCTCTTGGAATTCGTCAACTTGCCCGAAGTCTGGCGGTGCTGATGTGCCGTCCCACGCGCTCAACCGCTCGTATATCTTCTGATATCGGTTGTAGTATTGCCCAAGGATGTTGTTTGAGAGTATCGCGCTTCGAATTGTGGACAGGTTAGTCGATGCACCACAAGAATACATCGTCTTACCGCAAAGACTTGGGTTTTGGTGATACGCGCTCATCCAATAGATAGCAGCTGCCACATTGTTTTCCACGTCAAGACCCCAGCTCGCAAGCGTGGTCTTGTAGCCCTCAATATCCTCAAAGAAGATGGTCTGTTGTACCTGGTGGTTTTCCGCATCCTCTGCGCTCGTTGCCCATGATTGTGCGTCCGTCTGCGAGAGATAGTAGCGCGTCCAACTTTGCGATTCTGCACCGTCATTCTCGAGTTTCGACCTCAAAGCGCTAGATAGCTTTGCATAGCTCGTCGGCGCTTCGTCTTTAAGGCGTTGCATCAGTCCCGCCGCTCGAGTCCCCCACCATTGGGCGATACCAAGCGTGATAGCGTCTTGCATGTTTGTTGCTGCCCAATTCCAGCCGGATTCAACCTCGCAAATGACGTACATGCAATACATGTTCTGGTTTTGCGTCCATGCCATCTTTTCCACCTTCTTATAAGACTAATCCGCGCTGGCAAGGGGAAGACCAGCGCGGATTAATCGGCCTGGCGAGGGCGTCCCCTCACTACCTAGGTAAGCACCACTTTATCAGAACTTGCCACTCTTGAGGGCTGCAAGATAGGCTTTGCGGCTGAACTCTCCGAAATCGCCGTCGATGCGTCTATTGTAGTATCCAAGATGAGCTAGGTACTGTTGCAGCGCAATGATGGTATATGTTCCGAAATCGCCGTCGATGCGATAGCCCTTGTAATAGCCCTTAGACTGAAGGAACTCTTGCAGCGCCTTTACCATGTTCATGTAAGATTCACCGCCTTTGTATGTAGGTCGAATGATGGTCATGACTTCAGACCATTTGCGTGTACGCCTGCCAACTCTGTTGGAAACGTTGCCATCAATCGTAGTGATGGTGCCGTTGCTGCTCACACTCTCGAGTATCCCGACATGATCCGCATTCCTATTGTTGTCCCAATTGAAAAACACGATGTCACCGGCTCGAGAGTTTCCAATGGAAACGGCCTTACCAGCGTTCACTCCTGCATTTCTAAGAGTCGGGCAGTAAAGGCCTGGGAATCCTGGTGCCGTTGCTCCTGCCATCGAGAGAATGCAGCTCACGAAACACGCGCACCAATCGCCACTTTTGAATGTGGAGAAGTGCTTGGAGTAGTAGCTATAGAACGTACTCGCACCGCTGCCAAGATAGGCTCTCGCAAGCTCGACAGCCTGCGTGTTAGTCATGCTCATTGTCGTCAACTCCAAACACATGTTCCAAAGTTCCGGAAACCTCGGGATGGTCGGCGTTCCAAATCTCAAGAAGAGACTTGATTTCCATGACGATAAAAGCCGTGCATAGGGCAAGGTAGCAAGGAGAAAACGGAAGTTGAAGCCCACCAAGAAGCGCTACGTCTGCGAAAAGGGCTCCGCACATGAGAAGGATGTTTTGCATCTTTCGGATAAGCCCGTCCCTGAGCTTGTGGCTTGAAAACTCATTGTGGAGATGAGCCGATAGGCAACCGGCCATGACATCAAGCCCTGTGAGAACTAGAACACACAGCGTCCCCACCTGTGCCGATGTCTCGGAGATTGGAGCGGCGATGAGATGAATTAGCTCGCCCATGACTATTACTCCGCTTGGATCGCGCACCAACGGATGCGGATGTTCTTGGTCGCGCTGGTGGAGTTGTAGGCGTTGACGTTGAAGCCGGTCTTTCCCTCGCTGCTGGTTGAGAGAAACACGCCGTTAGGAGCCGTGCCGCCGCCGCTCACCAAAGCGCTAAAGTACGGGTTCTGGCTTCCGGCAAATTCCTTTGTGAGGTCAATGTGGGTTGAGGTGTTGCTATTTGGCGCAATGGAAACATCGACATATCCCTGCTCGTACTGCACGACCTGGCCGACCTCGAGCGCCGTGACGCGCGTATTGAGCGATGCAACACCGTTATTTGCGGTGCTCGCTGCGGTGAGTGCGTTCTGTGCGTTTGCCGCAGCATCAGTCGCGGTGCCGCTTGCGGCCGTTGCGGTGTTGCTCGCTTCGTTCGCGGCAGTCTGCGCTGCCTGCGCGACGGAAAGCGCACTAGCGGCACTGTCAAGTGCGACTTGTGCATTCTGAACAGCGCCAGCGACACCCTGTGCCGCGCTGGTCGCTGTGTTGGCAATGGTGTTAAGCGCCCCGTCAATCTTTGCCATGCTCGCGTTGTACTGGTCGCGGAGGTCGGGAACATCCGTGCTCTCATACGTCTCGAGCTGATAATAGGTAGTCTGGCCTGCCATGGTGCATCATCCTTCCTTTTTTAATAGGGATAATTGTTCGCGCGTGCGCCGTGCGCCGCGATGGTGCCTGTGTCACTGTACGTCCTGGCATATGCGGCCATGCCAAAGACGTTCAATCCGCTCTCTGCAAGCGCCTGAACTGTCGCAAGCCGGTTAAGTCCGCTTCCAAGCTCGGCAACTCTTGCGCCGTGAAGCGCACACGTGTCTTTGTGTGCAAGTCGAACGGCCTGCTTGCTCGGAAGTTCCGCGCCGACTTGACAGCTCCAAAGGTTGCCGTACTTGGTGATAGTGCCGACATTTTCCATGATCTCGCGCTTGAGATTTGCGAGAGTAACTAGCATCTGTCCCTTGTAGTCATCAAAACTTGCGTCCTGCTTCGCGTTCTCTCTGTCCACATAGTCAATCGACGCTTCCTGCGACATGTGGTAATAGAGCCACATGATCTGGTCTTGTGGCGTCATCATCTCACCGAACGTGCGTTTGGTAACGTCGTAGAACGGCATAGTCGGAATTCCTGCGTTGTAGATGCTCATTGGTGCTCCTTCCTCTCTAGTTGATTCTATCATTCCAGACCTGGACAAACAGCGGCTCGAGCCGGTCAAAAACGATGAGGTCGGCGTTATTCACCCCGTCTATCCAAATCTCGGCGGCCGCCACGAGCGTTCCGGCTTGCGTCTTCGTTCTCGTGACATAATGAGAGTTACTAGTCCTGCTCGCGTCTGCGCTCGCGCTCGTGACGTTGCCGGTAAGTGTCGTTGCGTAATCGTCATGACCACCCACGAGCTGCACTTGTGGTGTGTCCGAGAACACCTGTTTGGAATCTCCCGTACTCTTGCTCGTCTCCGCTCCGGTGCCGGTGCTGTTGCCGCTCGTCTCGGAAATGAGAAAGAATGGATCCTCATCCCTCAACGCTTCGTAAAGTCGGTTGATTTGCGGCATTTGTTCCGACATCTTGCGGTTGAGGTAGAAGAGCGCCTTTTGTGGAGTATCGGCTGAAAATTCTCGAAACCAAAAGTGTTCCTTAATCTTTCGGTTGAGAATGTCCCGATACGCTTCATCAAAGATGGGATAGTCCTTTAGTCCTATGTCGTAGCCGTAGCCCTCCACGATGTCTCGCATCGTGTAGAAGACATAAGGATAATAGGGATCGTTCTCGATTGTCCCAAAACCGTTGAGCCATGCCATGGCTACCACTCCCCGCCCGCATCGGTGGGCATTTGCTCGAATTCATGACCGATAGACCATCTAACTGTGATGTTCAGTCCGAAGATTTCGTTGGCGCGGTCGCAAAACTGCTGCCGTGCCTTAAGTCGAGACATGCGCATTACCGCGATCTGCTCGTTGTTCGACAAGACCTCGGCTGTTTGTACACGCTCGCGCTTGTCGTTTTGTTGGTTGTCGATTCCAAGCAGCGTGTAGGCTTCCCCGATTATGGCTTTCTTGTCCTGGATGAGCTTGTCTCCGACATAAGGGACTTGCATGTTAAGCACGTTCAAAGTCGTGTTTTGCATCGCGTTTCGGTTGACATAAATTGCCGGCTCACCGTCCTTGATGTTAGAGAACATCGCACGTGCGCCGCGCTGCCCTTCTTCGTCAACCTCGACGATGAAGGGGTGCCGCTGTGCCATTGTGTGCAGATCAAATGTCCTGTCGATTTCGGCTATCTTTCGCGCGTATACGTCGATTGGGTTGAAGAGCGGAATTCGCGACATCGAATCCCAGCAGATTGCACAATCCGGCTGCAAAATGACCGGTGGAACATCCTTCGAACGTCCCAGCTGAACATGCTCGCTAGCGTAGCGCGTCCAATAGTCCCCGTTCTGCGAGATTAGTCTCACCTTGCAGGGGTTGCCGTAGATGTCTAGCTTTCCCTCTGGTGTTGCCGGTGCCGCGACGTAATCGGGGAACGTGTTTCCGAGAATGTCATACACGTTGTTCTGACGCCGAGTCAAAGCCATGTTGCCACGAAAGAAGATCATCTTCTCGAAGTAGTCCGGTGGGATGGAATCGGGAAGACCTTCCCACGTGAAGCAGGAAATAGCAGCTTCGATGAACCTGTTGAGCCATACAGAGTATGTGCGCAGGTTGAGCAAGTCCGCCTGGTAGCGGCTCGCGTAGGACTTGCCCATCATCATTATTTCCGGTGGAATGTAGACCGGCTCATTGGACTTTGCCATTAGTAGCTCCAATCGGTCTTAGTCTCGTCTACTTCGTTAAACTCGAGGGAAGGACTGCCAATGTAAGCGGGAGATTTCCAAACAGTCGTCCCGCGCTCGAGGATGCCTTTTATGGTCATGATCTCATCGTTGCTTGCTTGCGGGTTCTGCAAATAACACTCTCTCATCTTCCAGTAGGAAAAGCGCGTCATGCACTTTAGAGCGCTCATTGGCTTGAAGGCAGATGGCAAGAACTCGTTTACCTGGTAGCCGTACCTGCTCCAAAAGTCGCTCACGCGCTCCTGCGCTGCTCGAGTCATCATCTTGAAATTTATCGTGATGTTGTAAAGGCCATTGGACTGTGCGAGGACATCGCCGCCCGTCTGCCCTGCCTGCGACGGTGGCAACAGTGCCGCATCCTGCACCGCGCTGTTGATGGACTTGATAGCCATCTCGTAATCACCGCTTGCCGCCGCGCGTGCAAGTTCGTAATTGGAGCTTGCGACGTACTGCGACTGTGCGAGCGAATTATTGAACTGTTGGTTAGAACTTGCGTACTGTGCTTGTCCCATAGCAGCGTTGGCAATGGTGCTTGCCGCTCCCATCGCTGCACCGCCGATGTTGCCCGCGGCGAGTTGCCCGCCCGCTCCGATGAGACCGGAAGCGAAGTTGACGTTAAGCCCTAGGCGCGTCATGTCGTTTTGCAAGTTCCTGTTAGCCCGCTCCGTGGCGAATGCGCCTTGTGCCTGCTCATAGGAAAGTTGCGTTGCCATATTCGTTCGCGCAAGTCCCCAGCCCGCCGCTTCGTAGGAGTACGCGCGGCTATGTGCCGTCGATGCCATGTATGAAATGTAGGAGTTGTTCACAATCGAGAACATGGGAAAGTCGGCCATCCAAAGCGTGTTTTGCAGCGCTTCGTTCATGGGAAGTGTGGTCGTATGGTCATCGTTGTTTAGGTCTTTCCATGCGACTGAATATCCGCTACTGGTACCTGTCCCTCCGTAGTTCCATGGAATAACACCAATCCTCGCGAACGGGTAGAGCGCGCAACAAATCGAGTTGAGCACGAGCGAATCAAATTCGAGATATTGAGGTTTCAGCAGGATTGAAGTTCCGGTGTTCGCCGTAATCTCGATGAACGAATACGGGAAGATACAGAACTTGTCATGCTTCACCGATGCTGAAATCTTGGATTTCATGCGATCAAAGATGCCGTAAACTCTGGCAAGTTCCTTTCTGTTCGCGCCCGTAATCCCGTAAGCCTGTATCCCGTTGAGGGTGATAGGAAAAACAGATGTTACGAACGATTTGGGGAACGAATATGCCGCGATGATACATTGTGTCACCCACGGATAATTTTTCATCGTCCTAAGCCAACTAAACCAGTTTGTCGCATCGAATGCATAGACTTCGCATGAAGACGGAACACCTGCCACGTTGCGACCAGATGCCGTCTTTAGGTTAGGCGCGTTGATGGTGCCTGGATCTGCCGTGAGGTCTGCCGTAGAGATTACAATTACGTAGTAGCCATCCTCCGAGATTGAGATGCATTCGGTATCAACCGTCACATAATCGGAGCCAACGTCAAGACCTTCTGGCACATCAAGATAGCGCCGCATAGCGTATGCGTAGTTCTGATTCTGCTTAGTATTTCGATAGGCATAATTTGCTATGGCAACATGTCCGCGCTCGACAAAGCACGAGCCAATCGAAGTGTTGAATTGGTACGTCATCATTACGTCAAGCTGGATGGTGAGAAGCGTTGTCGAGGGTGCGACGTAGTCCGACTGCTGGATGAAGTAGAACATACGTTGTTCGGCATATCGTGGGCTACTTGGATTAGTCACAACTAGATAGTTGTACTTGTAGGCCGTGGAGTAGGGGATAGGAACTTTGACAGCCTGCCTAGGCTTCAAATAGCTCATGTTCTCGATGGTGTAGGAGAAATAGTCGGATAGCTGGTCGAAGTAGTCGTTTCGCTCCTTCTCGGTGTCGAATATGACAACATCACGATAAGAGCTATCCCAATTCACGCGACAAAGCTTCGCCACGGATCCAGCAGGCCACCAGTCAGACGTGATGTTGCCATTGTTGAAGTTTTCGACATAGTCAGCCATGAATGATGCCCCCAGTGTAGAAATCTCACTAGGGACATCATATCACGTCACCGAGTTTTCAACAATTGTTGAAAAGGTGTTGGCTACTGGTTATCGCCAATGATGACGACGAACTGACCAGTCCTGAGTCCAATGGTGCTCATCGCGGAAACAATGAAGGTGTCACCGGTCACTACCGCATCACCAATCGTGAGAATGCCGTTGCGGTCGATGTGCGTGTCAGACGGCGCGAGTGCGTAGCGCTCGCCATTTCCGTTATACGAAGCGATACTCCACTCGACGGAGCTGAGATCAAAGCCGGTATCCGTACCCTGCGTACCAGCACCAGTGGCGATGAGACGCACGGAGCCGGGAGCATCGAACCTGGCGGGGCTTGCATCGGTGCCAGCACCAGAGATATAGCCCACACGAGCGTTGGTGTCCATCGTGATGGTGATGCCGGTGACGTTCGCCGGCGTGCTGTCAAGCTCGGTGCTCTCGTCCGTGGAGAAGCGCACGGCCGGGACGAAACGAGAGTACGACAGCACCTGCCAGACGTGGTAGTAGAACGACTGGGAGAGATTGCAAACGTTGATGGGTGCAGGTTGCATCGTGCGCAGGGTGTCCGTCACGATGAAGAAATCACGATCAACGAGAAGCGCCTGGGTGCCCTCCATGTCGCGCGGCCACTCATCAATTACGACAACAGAGTCGGCCAGGAAGTCGGCCTTGTCCATGTGGAAGGCGGCAGCGAGGGACTCGACATCAATAGCGGCTTCCGTCTTCGCGTCAATGATGAGAACCATATCGCGGCCAACGGTGATGAGACCTGCGGAGCGACCCTCTGCGGAATACTTCGCGGAAGGGAACTTGACAGTGCGATACATGCCGCGCACCTGCTCTACAAGCGCACGGGCAGCAGCGGCCTTGTCGTTGGCCGTGAGAACGTCGGCAACCTGGACGTTATAGAAGCCCTCATTGTCGTTGTACTGCTTGAGCAGGTTCTTAAAGAGAATGTACTCGTCTGCCTGATCGCTCACGACAAGGTTATCGACAAGCGCACCAAGGTACTGCGCAAGCGAGTAGTCAGAGATAAACGCCTGTCGCATGACATCCTCGAGCGGAGCCTGCACGGAGTAATAGTCATGCCTGTTGGTGGAGTGCCAGTTAACGCGCGTATCCGGAAGGTCACCATTGAACACGTCATAGCAGTTGTTCTTATAGGCGTGCGCCTTCTGCAGGTTGATGGCCACTTCCTCGATCTTGCTACCGAGTCGCATGGGCTCGCGCATGAAAGGCGAGAATGGGTCGGTGAAGGTTGACTTCCTGATAATCTGAAGACCAATCTTCTGAAGGAACACGCCCATGAACGTATCGAAGTCGGGAGTGTAGGTCTGGAAGCCGCGCAGCGCGGACTGGATATTGCCCTGCGTCACAGCGGGAATTCGGTTCTGGTAGTCAACCGGCGCATACTGCCTAACCGTGTTGAGCAGCTGCACGTTGTCCATGTTGATGGTGGACATGTCTTCACGTCCTTTCTTTTTTAGTAAGTGATGTACTTGTCGAAGTCATCTTCGTTAATGACCTCGACGTAATCGGAGCCGGAATCGTCTACGATGTCGGCAACGTCAACCATGCCCAGGCGGTCAGCGATGATAGAAAACGCTCGCGTCGCATCATCGAGCTTGCGCCTTAGCTCGTCTCGGTCTCGGTGCAGATCGGTGACCTCACGATGCAGCCTTTCCAGCTCCTCGCCGCGCTCGGCATACAGCGCTTCGAAGTCCGGCTGGATCTCAACGTTCTCGGTGGTCTCCTCGGTCTCCTCGGTCTCCTCGATCTCCTCGTTCTCGTCCATGTTCTCACCTCTCCTCATGTCATCGAAATTTCCTTGCAGCTCACCAAAGGTGGGCATGTGCCTGTCATCGTCCATGTTTGCCCCCTTACAAAACAAGTGAGCCGTAACTATGCTGATTATACATAGTTACGGCTCAAATGAATGCGTATCCGCTGAACGGTTTTCAGGTTTCGCGGTTAGGTTAGGCCGAAAACCTCGCAGACGCCTAAGCGGCACCTAATGTCTGCGAGGGTCAAAACCAAAGCCCCGAGGCGGACTAGTGACAGTCTATCACATTAATCACATGCGTCCCTTCTCTCTCCCCATGCACAGAAACCGCTAGGATTAACTCCACCACCAATGCACCAACAACAAGCCTTAGACCTGAACTTACAATCCTTACACCGCACGATTTCCTCAAGCACTGGCAGGTGCGTCATGTGCCAGTAGACCTCGCGCTCGTCCTCTACTCGGACGGTATGATTCGGGACAGCGCCACGCACCACGTACTCGCTCATGGATTCACCTCAATCCCTAGTTCTCTTATGCGTCCCAAAAACACCGTCTCAAACGCTGACGGATACTCAAGCCAAGCACTCTCATACAACTCCTGCACCAGCTTCCGTAGCTCGACGTTCTCGCGTGACATTGCGCTAAAGTCCTCCGGCACATACCGCCGCGTTTCGTCGGTCTTGCCGCGCACGACATGCACGGTGTCAGGCCACGGGCGAAACTCACCAATGTACAGTTCTGGTGACCAGCTCATTGCCACTCCTTCCTACAGATTGAACACGTATGGTCTTTTCACCATACCACCCTTCACCGGATAGGCTTTCCATAGCTCGTAGCCCTCCTTTAGCGTTCCGTCCTCGTTGGCGTTCGTCCAACCGACGCGAAAGTCATCGTAGCTGATGCGTTCCATGATGTTTCCAGGCATACCGGCACAGACTATCGACGTTACCCCATCGGTGCGTAGCGCATAGCGCTTGCGTGAAAGATACCGCGCGTCATCTGCGATACCCTTCAATGACAGCTCGCCCAGGTTGTCACCTAGCTTAAACTCGCCGTCCTCCGCAGGTGCGAGAAGATGCAGAGAATCTGTGTCACTGTAGACCCAATTAAGCTTTCCAGCACTACGAATAGCCCTCGTAAGCTCGAGACGCCCGAATGCGTTGACAAAGACAGACACGGGAAGGTAGACACCATCTCTAAAGTGGGTGTCCCCGAGTTCAAAATCGAGATATCCCGCCGTGATTACCGGTTCCTGGTCTCGCAGAACGACGTTAGCTCCGAACTTGCCAATGAGGGAATTGAGCATGAGTTTGCACGAAATCTTCCTCATGCCCTCGCTAGACTCCTTCAGGCCGTACCACTTATCAACGTAGTCATCGAACATGTGTGCTGACTCAACAAAGCAGTAACCGCCACCGAACCCGTACACTTCCACGTCGTAGTTTTCAGTAAGCGCAAGAAAGTCAACGCTAGAAATCCACAGATTGACAACTCCGCACGTGTCCGAGACATACGAGAACGGGTTGAACATCGGATTATGCTTGATGCGCAGAAAAGGAATGCCGTTAGGCTTGAGCGTGGCAGACAAGCGGATGTTAGCAATCCATAGCGCACTCTCTGCCGGTGGCTCGCCGTCGAACTCCAAAGGCATGCCGCACGGCAACGGATAGCGCTTGAGGATAGACGGATAGAGCGACTTCACGTCGTAGATATAGACGCCTTGCAAATCCTTGTTCGCAAAAGCTGAATTCACGTCGCAGTAACCGCCGTGATAGGCGTTCCGAACGTCATTGTCAAACTGAACCGACAAGCCAACCTTTGGATAGTGCCGGTAGAATTCCTCACGGCCTATCATTTTGCGATAGTCAGTCAATGCCGCCTGCGCTATCGTCATTCCATGTATGCCCAGTTGCTCGAATTCAAGAAGAGATTGTGCCATGACCTCGCTTCGGTCATGCACGCCCGGGAATGCTTCGAGCACATCGCGCATGTCAGCGCGAACGAGCTTTGAATAATCGCAAAGCCGGATGGTCATGCCGTTTTCTCGCCACGATATCGAATAGCATTGCCCGAGTTCGCTAAAGAGCGTCTGGAATTCCATGTTGGTGTAGGCAAATCCGTTCTTTACCCACCTAAACCCATCTGACATGAGACGCATCACAAGAAAACGACCTAGAAAGTCCAAACCGTAGGCGTAGAATGTGCCGCCATGCTGCGCTAGAAACGAGCGAAGGGACTTCCACGAATTGCCGCACGTCTTGCGCATACGCTTACCGACAAGACATGACTCCCACGAAACGAGGTCATGACCGGTTGCGTTGTCAACGTCTGCCACTAGAGTTCTCACTTGAACCTCACTCGTGACGCTTCGTTAATGATGTCCTCGACGATGTTCGCGGCCGCCGCCGCCAGTCCGTCACGCTCGCCGCGCTCAAGTCCACCGTTGGGCTTGTCGGATCTCGCCTTGTAGCGATAATCGGCATAGCCCGCCGCTTCGAGGAATGCAGGCAAGTTACCCTCATAGGTTGCCCAAAGCAACTGCCTGTCGCTCAGGCTTTGGAACTTCTTTATGAGAGCATCATTACCGCTTTGACTGATTAGCTTCTCAAAGTTCTTGCGCATGAGTTCATCGCGCTTAGTCCACTCTCTAGGAGCCATGCCGTATTTCTTTCCCCTTTCCTCAAAACGCTTCCGTATCTCATCCACGTTGCCACGAGCCTTTCCACCGACAAAGGCTGTCATGGGATCTAGCTCGTTCACCGGCGTAATCTTCGACTGTCCATATCCGGATTGAACTGCACGAGCGCTAACTGGTCTTGCGCCGCGACCCTTTGGAAGAACAGCGCTCGAGAGAGTGTCCAACCGCTCACGTAGCGCCTTATTCCGCTTTCCCAGATTTGACATGGCAACGTTGTAATCCTTGGTCGGAACCTTCGTCACCTGACCTGTACCCGTGGGAACGAAGGTCATCTTTTGCCCCTTATCCGTTCGCGCGGACTGAATGCGGCGCGTCATCTTGCGCAGCTCCGCAGCGCTCATCTTCCTTGCTTGCGCAGGAGTCGGAACATCAACGATGTCAGAAATTTTGATGTTGGAGCCAAAGGCTTTGTTGGTGCGCTGAATCGAGCGCATGAGAGCACCACGCGCTCGCAAGTAGTCCTGCTCTGTCTTGCGTTGCCGCTTTGCCATTTTTTCCACCTTAGACAGATAGAGCCGACGCGACGCATCGCGCCGGCTCATGAGCGACTAGCTACTAGCCTATTTTACCAGCTAGAAAACGATCTTGAGACGGTGGAAACGCCTTCCGCGATTGGACGCAACCTCGATTACGGCAAGACGGATACCATCGGGCCAATTGGAAACATCCTCGCCATAGGTTGTGATGAGAGCGGCAACGGAATTGAGGATCATTCCGCTGTGAGACATGTAGGCGGTTCCGTCATCCGCAATGATGATAACGCAAGGGACGTTATCAATGGTGCCGTCCTCGGCTTCCAGCTGGTCAACACGAACAATGACGCCCTTGGGCTTGATCGCTTCTCCGGACTCGATGAGTTCGCGCATCGGGTGCGACTCCTGCGTGGCGTTAAAAGTAAGCGCCTTGCGCTTGAAATCGTCCGGCTCATTGACGCTCGCGAACATACCGCCTTCGGCAACATCGCGCTTGACGATCATAGGCGCGTTCTTAAGTGCCATCTTGGAAGCTTCGACCTCGGATGCAAGAATGATAGAGTTGGTGTCGGACATGTTCATTTCCCTTCTAATCTCGACTAATCCCCTTTGGACTAGTTCGTTAGCAATACTCAACTGCCGTGAAATCGGCGTCAAGCAGATCTTGCAAATCAAACGTTACGAGAATCTTCTCGCTTGCTAGTGACTCGATACGCTCGAAAATGAGTGGCGGCTTGCGCTTGTTGGATCCGGTAACTTCCATGACCTGCTTTTCCGGCCATGCCATGGTGCGAGTAACAAAATCACCTTCCTTTATCTCAGTCTCGCCCGTGCGAACGTCTCGAATCTCTGCCGCATAGTGGACTCGGTAGACCTCGAGCGTAATGCCATGCCTATTCTGTGCCATTATTCGTTAACCTCCTTCCCAAACTTCCCGCGAACCCTCGTGCATTCCTTCATCATCTTTTTGAGATAGGCGCGATCATCGACAGAAAGCAAATGATCAGAGCCAAGCGAGAACATGAGACGATACAAGACGCGCTCAACAAGTCCCATCCACTCTATCAAGACGTACAGCGCACGCATCATCTATCCCCTTTCATCCTCGAGCGGGAACCACTCTCCGGTATCAGTCCTTGCATACCGGCCGCCAGCTACCATCGCACGAGACCCCATGATATTACCATCTGCCACGATCTCGCCGAACTGCCAAAGGCACATTTTAAAGTCAACGTCCGGCCTAACAATGCCGTTGCTAACGTCCATGATGCCACGCGCAACAAACCTATCAAGCATCACACAACCACTCTCGAGCATGGATTGGTACTCATTGAGATACGGCTCAACCTCCTTCACATTCTCAAAGTGATAGACAGCCACGGGAAACGATGGTTGCAAGAAGAGTTTGCGCGTGATGAGAAGGTATGCGCTGCCATCTTTCATCTCATACCACCTCGCTAGATGCACTTCATTTGGGATGCTTGTAGTCCACTCGTGCTTCATCGTGAGAAACCCCCTTCGAAGAAGTAAAAGAGCACGGAACAGAAAAGCCACCAGGCAATGAACAGAACAACGTCAAGCATTCGAGATCACTTCCTAGTAGATGAGCCGGCACTCGTGGAGAATGTGGCCGTTGTCCTTAAAGAAGATGTTCGGAGACATGCTCGAGACACGCCAGCCATCCTTAGTGAGATGACGGATAGCAGCGCCAGCATTCGCGAACTCGGCAACCTTGGATGAGCCAGGAACCATGGAGCCGGATTTGAGATCACGATAGACCAGGACTGTTGGTGTTGCGTTCATTGCTTTTCCCCTTTCAAGACGTGACAGTGACTAAAGGCAAATACCATAACCTCGAGCGAGGTAAGAGCAATGCGAGTTTCATGAACTCAAGTGCGGAATTAGTGGTCATGATCTGGAGCACCTTTCAGACGTGGAGCCTTCCCCTTTGCTTTGCTCCTGGACTCCATTATAGATCTCGTTAGCCCTCCCCGTCAACAAGTTTAGCTAGAAACTTTGTGCGCACAATGTTGTTTGAAAAACTTGTGCGCAGGATAAATTTTTGGGGCAGGTTGGTTGACGTAGCGGC